TCAGCCTCTGGTGGTGGTAGTGTTTCAAGAATATTGATAAAGAGACTTTCTCTTTTTATCTTATTCATTGCATCATCGCCACCTTTGATAAAACGATAAAACTGTCTTGCAGAATTACGAATAGTAGTTCTCTGTGGCAGTCCTTTGTCTACACTGGCCTGGACATCAGCCTCTACAGGTTGATATGGTACGGATCCCTCTGGTAACATAGAGATTACAGACTCATCAAAATTCCAGATCATAGTCATTTTAAATGAATCTTCTCCATGAGCACGGAGAATTTCCAACTTTTTGGATTTTACTCTTTCAGAATCAACTGCTTCTAAGAGTTCATGAACCATAGGATTTGGTGGCAGTTCTTTCTTTTTGACTGTCACTGTCTTTGGTTTTGTTGTAGTTTTGCGAGTGGAAGTGGTTTTCTTCCTAGTTGACGTAGATCTAGTCCTCGTCGTCTTCTTCGCTGTCGTCATTGTTTTCAAACCTCACGGCTACTATTTCATCAGGAATAAGATTCCCATTTTCATCATACATCTCAGGATGCGTGTACGCCACTTGATTTTGTAAGTGAACGTAATTGTTTTGTTGGGCTAACCAGCCAATTATACCACCTATCAGCAGAAACGTAAAGCAAAGTATACTAAACATGACAAGAAGTACAGTGGTTTCCATTTTGACCTCCTAAGGCTGTTTCTTTTTTATGTCCAACGATAGTCTAAACTCTCTACCAAATAGACTCAGTTTGATATCGAAGAACTTTGGTTTGTTTTGGGGTTTAGGTTGTCTCTCTCCTCGGAGTATAAGTTCTACGCCCTTATTTATGTCCATGTCAGGAGGCATCATTGGAGAAAACCCTATGTTCTTTTAAATATTTTAATGTTTGGTTTGCATTTCCAATAACCTTATTATCTAACATTACTTGAGGTAGATCAATCACATCTGGAAATTTAAGTTCAAATTCCTCTGCTGTATAGTCTTTGTCTAATTCTTTGTAAACATAATCTCTGCCTAGCATTTCAAAGACCGTTTTGACTTTATAACACATAGGACATTCATTTTTTCCGTATATTATAAACATAGTTTTAATAATGAATTACTTCTACTTTTCCCCAGTCAGTTTGATAGACAAGTAAAGCACCTAAAGACTTTTCATTAAAACACACTGTAAAGTATGATTGTAGTTTTTTACCGTCTAGTCTCCTTTTGGGAGTGTCTTGAGAATCTACAAAAAGAACTCTACCCTCTAGTGGTTTTCCACCTAAGACATCAGGCACTCTGACTACCGATCCTTCACGAATAGATATCGTTTTCGCAGTATCTAAGAAAATGGGTTTCGATTCCGTTGGTGTCTGATTTCCCTTGCGATACCCAGATATCGCAGAATTCGTAGAGTTGTCGGACATGAGCGAGAGTGTTGTATTTTTTGAGCGCAAGGAATGTCTTTTGACGGATGGCCATACGTTCATCGCTATAGCGCCAGTCATTTATTGTCATCCTTAGTTTCCTTGATTACCTTATCTAGTTTATCAAAGAGCCCATCGGTTGTCATCAAAGTTTCTATGTGAGACAACATACCTCCCAACTCCCTACAAATGTAGGGTCTTTCTGTTCTTGCAGCAAAAGCGAGAGCTTCTCGAATGTTTCTCTCCGCTTCTTTCATACTGTCTTCTACTTGTTTAGATAGTGCCATTAGTTTTTCTGAATTGAGTCCCAATCTTTCTGGAACAGGTCAAGTCCTTTATCTGTAAGAATATGATTATACATCTTATCAAATACACCTACAGGTAATGTACAAACGTCACTACCAGCACCAAAACAACGTCCTACATGATGAACATCTCTCAAAGATGCAGAAAGAACCTGAGTTCTTGCAAGGTGTTCACGATATACAGAAGCGATTGATTGAACTAGAGCAACTCCAGAGAAGGAATTATCATTCAATCTTCCAACAAAGGGAGAAACATATGTTGCATCTGCTTTTGCAGCAAGAATCGCCTGGGATACAGAAAATACCAAAGTCACATTAGTGGTAAACCCATCAGATACAAGTAACTTACATGCTTTCAGTCCTTCAACTGTACATGGAACTTTGATAGTCACATTCTTCATTTCTTTGAAGACCTGAGCCTGTTCAATCATGTCCAGAGCATCATCTGCAACAACTTCAGCAGAGATGGACTCAAAATGAGGGAAGTCCTGAGAGAGTTGTCTGATGACCTCTACAGGGTCTCTACCGCTTTTGCGGATAAGTGTAGGGTTTGTGGTTACGCCGTCAATCAGACCCGACTGGTCACGTTTGGCGATTTCATCATATTCTGCTGTGTCAAGAAAGATTTTCATCATTTGGTTTGGGTTTTTTGTAAAGTTTCTTTATTAACTTGGCGTATTTCACGTCCTCTTCAGTATACCAGCTAGGATGCTTTTTTGCAACCTTTATTAGTCTTTTTGCTGTTTTTCTCTGATCCTTTCTAGTGATTTCGTCCAACATGTTCGCTCTTTTTCTCTACTCCGTGTTTTACTATTTAACACACTAGATAGGTAAAAGTACGCTTTGGAACCGTAACATCCAGATTCTCTTAACTTTCTGACAATCAAGAGTTGTTCTTCTAGTATGTTCAACGTCTTAATGTTTGCAAGTAATTTAGAACCTCCTCACGAATCCACATTAGTTCGTTATAGCAACCTTGATTATGAGCACAAGATCTAAGTTTAGAGTCTGGTTGATGAACAGATTCAATGAAGATATCAAGTCCACGATTCCATTTAACATCTTGAGATTCATGTTCGTCTATCTTAAGTTTGTCGTTCATAGTGTTTGAGTCTCTTGTGGGGGTCTTTCTGGATGTTCGGTGCAGTATTTGTCCGCACCAGTAACCATTTTCACTTGTTCAATAGTCATCCATTGCTTTTCCATCTCTCCTATCAAATATGAGATCTTTTTGTTCTGTATCTCTACAGATTCCAAAAGATAGGCAATGGTATGAGCAAGAGTTTGCCTATTACCATCCTCATCCTTAAGATAGATTGAATAGGATGTTCGGAATTTACGAACTAAGTGGATTCTAAGTATAACATAAAGAATCAAATTCGTAAAGATAATCCAGAAAAAAGTCATTTTGCAAATTTCGATTTAACAAATCCAAAGGTCATTTTGGCGAAACTCCACAAGACTGTCATGGCAGGGTATGGATCTCCCTCTGATAGTTCATTGAACATATACATGTTCAAACGAAATGCGTAATTCGCTTCAACGATAACATTGTTTTTCTCTGAACTCTTTAAAGGTAAAGAATCCAGTGCTTTACGATACTTATCCTTAAATATTTTAGGATGAGGTATCTCTTCAAACTTGTAGAAGTCAAGACCTCCATCATATAAGTTAAGTGCCTTTTGTGCAATATTCTTAAGAATCATTCCACCAGATAAGTCACCCAAATAACGTGTGTAGTGATGTCCTACAAGTAATTCTGGTTCTACTTCTTCAATACGAGCAATGTACTGTTTGGCAGCGGCAGAAGGAGATACTGTCTTTTTCCAATCAGATCCATAAAAATACTCACAATCTTTTGCTAAAGAATCAACTCTTTTGAGTTGATCAAAGGCAATAGGAGCGATTGCAGGGTGTTCCTTATTTTTGTCAATTTCTTTTTCAAGAGCTTGATAGACAAAATAGAAATTAGCAACCAGTTTCCTGTAATTCTCCTTACTGATGACACCAGAGAGAAAATTGGAAACAAATCCAGTGTTTTCTGCAGCGGTATGAGAAACCTTGGTGCCTTCTTTGATTTCTTTTGAAAAATTCATAATGTCATTATAGTGTGTCTTTCTCCTTTTGTCCAGCGGGATGAAAAGAGTACTCATTTTTCCATTTGAACTTAGTATTGTTCATTTCTTGTTTTTTGGGTTTTATTCCCAATAATCTCTTAATTGTCTTTAGCATCGAGGTAATCCACAAATAAAATACCGTCTAAATGGTCAATTTCGTGTTGAACCACTCTGGCAGCAATACCATCTAATTTCCATTTCTTATATTTACCGTCTTTATTCTGAAAAGTCAACTTTATCTCTTTTGGTCGTAAAACTTCCCCATTTTGGTCTGGAACGCTCAAACACCCTTCATCAAATAAGACCTTATTTTCACTTTTCCAAGTTATTTTGGGATTTACCATCAAATGAGCATATTTACCATGTTCTTCTGTTGTCTCATCTACTATTATCACTCTTTTATTAATTCCTATCTGTGGTGCTGCCAAACCTATACCATCTGCTTCCCACATGGCATCACACATGTCTTTATAGAGTTCTGCCATTTCTTTTTTATCAAAAACGACTTCCTCAGAGGTAACTCTGAGGCATCTATCTCCAATAGTTCTAATCTTCTTCGGGGAAGTCATACGGTCCTTTTAGTTTACGTTCTAGTTCTCTTTCATCAAGAACTTCATGTAATAGTTTTTTAATTTCTTGTTTTAATTTATCTGAGAGTAATTCAAGCGTCATGATTATGTCCACTAATATTACTGTACCTCTCATTACGCCCATGTCCGTGAGCAATACCTAATTCATGTTCTCTCGCATGTTCAGCGATTTCATCTTTGAGATCTTTACCCCCTGCACCAAAAGTCATGTATAGTCCATAAACAACTGTTGATAGTAGTAAAACACCTAAAAATACTGCATATGCAGCACCACCTTGCAATTCTGCATGTGGAATTAAAGTAATAAAAGTCATCTTCGTACAATAAAAACATCATCTTCGCCATCATCTCCATCCTTTTTAGGATTGAAGACTAATAGCTGTTCTCCAGACTGTACATCTTGCATTTCTGGATGTAAGTCGGATCTCTTGGTTTTTGTCGGTTTGTTCATTTCATCAAACGTCGCAGTCATAGTTTTGAACATAAACGCAAATGTCGCCCCAAATAGAGCGACAAAAAAGGTCAAATACAAAAATACCATGAAATCGTTCATCTGTTGAATATCTTTTGGATAGGAACTTGCCTCAGTTTATCTATAACATCAACTTCGACTCTATCTACGATTCTGTCTAATAAATCGATATCAATCTGCATGAATGGAGGAATGATACCTAATAAACGAAGTAATCCGTCTACAAATAGAGCAAGAGTAGTAAATCCCAGAATCATAGAGATAACTGTTGCATCTCTATTGTGTTTTGCCATAGATGCCTCATCAATCTTCCTCGCCTCGTCTATGGCGTATTTGATGAGTTCATCAACTTCTTCTCTCGTGTATGTGTCTCTTTTTGGTTTGTATACGTCAGAAATAGGTATATCCATAAGCTGACCCTGTAGGAGAGAAAAATACCCGAATTTTTTTTGCAGCTTTTTTGGTTTTAAAAGCTGATTTTCGTTTTGGCTAGTATCTGGTTGGGATTGAGTCATAGTCTTCACAGTAGTCGAGAGGCTTCGCTTGTCGGATACATCCAACAGCTTTTTCAAAACAAACTGAATTGAATCTGCCGTCTACTCCGATCAACTTTATTTTAGTATGTTGAGAACGAATCTCAACTTCTTCTACTAAGTATGTATTTCCTTTGATAAGTTTGAGTTGAGGATCATCATTGTTCCCCCACCTAACTTGCTCGGGTGTACACCCTAGAAATCTGACTTGATCTCCTATTTTCATAGTCCTCTGTGTGGATCATAATATAAGAGTGTCCATGCAATGTAAATGGTTGCTAAGACACTAGGAATTAGTACTAAAGGCATAGTAATGCGTAATTGTTTAAATTATATCGGGATTTTGCTCCTCTGTCAAGGGGAATCCCATTGTTTTTATTTCGAGTAACTCTCGAAGGAAGCGAACCTCCTGTTTAAGTTTCTCGTTTTCCTTTTCTAAGAAGTCGCAGTGTTCTGCGTAGATAATGATGCTCATAAAATGCGAAGAGACCCCCTTTCGGAGGTCTCTGGGTTAGTTCATTAGTTTTTAATTACCTTAAAATTTCGGTACATACTTGTCTGCAATAATTGTCCGTACAATCTATCATGCAGTCGAAGTATTCGTCGATTAGATTGTCTTGAGAATATTCAAGCTTCTGGTCGTCGTGATGAATCCATTCTGCCATTTGATTGTGGGACATCCGATTTCGCATAAATTTCTTCTCCTCTGAATTGTGATCTACATAACGAAGTTTAGCATCACTTCATTTTGTTATTCCTAATTCTACCATTATTTATGATATGATCCCCGATATTTGTGTTGAACTTCACACACTGTAATGGCGTATTTTTACTCAAGAATTAATACTTACGATCATTCATATAGATCATTGTCAGAAAGCATGCAGTGATGGCAATCGTTCCCGACAATGCCATTATTGTTGTCTGTACTACGTCCACTAAATTTACTTAACATAACGTAATATTTATACTACCAATCATCTTCCGAGTTCAAAGATTCCTGATATTCCATATTGTTCTTACAATATGCGTGAACATCTATCTCCATTTTATGATGAGCATGAGTGTGAATTACTTGTATCATTCCAACTGACCCCACCAGTATGAGATTGCATACGGTTAGTGGATGAGTCAACCACTTTAGATATTTCACGGCAATAAAAAACCTCTACAATATGTAGAGGTTATACGACAAGTATGTGTTTGTCAACCACTCATCAGCTCTTAGATGCGAACTTGCGTTGTACCTTAATGCCACGATACATTAGTTCGTGACGTTGCTTTTGAGCAGCTTCTGCGAGTACCTTTGCGTTGTACTCCTCGGTGTCATACTCGACACCTCTGTATGTGACCTTAGCCATTTGGTTTCTCCTGTAAGTAGTAGGGGTTTTTAGGTCCCGTTCCTTCAGTCGGCATTTGCGTCCCAGCACCCAGGCGTTGCTTCTTGTATAACAAGAACCAATTCTGCCTTCTCGTACTCACTTATTGTTTCGTTCTTAATCACCCGATCTGTAAGATCGTATGCTTGGGAACACTCCAGTGAAGTATAGAGTAGCAAGAGAGGTATCATGGGATGAACGATCCGTTCCGTGTCGGCTTACTTGCGTCACCCGAAGGTGATGAACGTTGTGTTAATTCTAACACATTCCTATTATATATGCAAGTTTTTTGTATCAATACATACCGTAGTGATACAATTTTATGAAGATTTAAGATTGTCACCCAGCACTAGAGTGTCTAGGCCAGTTTCATAAAACAGTTCCAAGGCATCCCCAAACCTTCCAGCTATGGGTTTACCACCATTATTTAGAGAAGTGTTGAGCAAGACAGGCGATCCTGTCAACTTTTCAAATTCCTGTAGGAGACTGTAGTAATCTTCTTGAGATTCATTTACAGTATTGATTCTACATGTGCCGTCTGCATGTGTGATACAGGGATATCTGTCTGGTTCTAATACATCAGTAACATATAACATGTATGGACTAGGACCATTCCAATCAAAATTTTCACTCACTTTCTCTTCTAATACTGAGGCACCGAATGGCCTGAATGGTTCTCTATGTTTTACCTTATTATTAATATAGTCTTTACCATGAGGATCAAAGGGGTTCATAAGAATACTTCTGTTACCCAACGCTCTAGGACCTACCTCACCATGTCCTTGATACCATCCAACAATCTCACCTTTGGCGAGTCTTTCTGCGGTTTCCTTGATGGTTTTAGTAGAAGGTCTATCAACAGGAGCCTGATCATCTTGCATGAAGGGGAATCCCTCTGTAGGGAGTCTCATCATGTTATGTTCCCTTCTTAGAAACTCCACGGCACCAAGACTCAATCCTTGATCGTATGCGTGTGGTGGTATGACTAGATTAGGTATAGCATCTTTCAATACCTTATTGATAATAGTATTTTGTGCTACACCACCAGAGTATCCTACAACATCATCTGGTTTGATAAACTCTAGAAAATGTTTAAGATAAATTTGTTCTGTATATTCATGTGCTGTATGAATATAATCCATGATGTATTGTTGATCATTAAGATGTCGGTCTATTACATCAAAATCCCATAATATTTCCAGATCATCTATACCTATACTCTTATCACATACATCTGGATTGTGTTTACCAAACGCTTTCAGAGCCATGATCTTCCCTGCCTGATCTAGGTAGTGTCCACCTAATTGTAAGGCGGCACCCATCCTAGTCATAATAAATCCAAGACTAGGTGAACCCTGCTGACTTGGAAATATACCTACAGTCTTGCCATGGTCAATGAGTTTATCATCTCTCCACACACTACGATACATCCAATCATCACCAAACCCATCAAAGACAAAGTGAAGATTAGGTTTGACCTTCATAGGCCAGAAACTTAGTGT